ACCCATATCAAGGAAGTCGCCCACACTGGTATCGAACTCGATGCAGTATACGGATGGGGTCGTCATCGCCATACCCTTGGATAGACGTTTGTTGCCTGTGTCGATGTAGGCCCCACACTTTTTGAAGTCCCTGATGACCTCTTTGTAGTTTATCTGCGACTTGATGCACTCCTCGCGGAAATGCTTATAGTCCACAAACAGGCGCTTAGTATCCGGCTCAAACCGAGCGTAGAGCGCACCTTTGGGTTCGTGAAGAGTCGCTGGTGCCAAGTTAGACCTGCTATCTACCTCGTTATTAACGACAAGGATGTTATGGATGTTCCGGTTGAGATAGTCGCCCAGTACCGCCATCGTGGAGATGTGCGGTGCTTCCACATCCTGCCGTGTTTCGAGGACCATGCTCGTTGCCCACGCATAGATGCGCTGCATATCCCAGTCGATAATCTTGAGACGACGAGCAATCATGCCCCCAGTTAGGTTAGCCGCCAGCTTGGCAGACCAGAAGCGTTCGCGCTGCGTAAGCTTCAATTCACGGTCAACCTTTTCCTGCACCACCTTGAGCGTGTTCTTAACGTCTTCGAGGTTATTTATCACCCACTGGATGTAGATAGGCCCAGCATGACCGTAGTTTTCGAGCAGCTGGAAGTCGAACATCTGCTTTGCGTAGTCGGTCGGAATAGCGGTAGTGGGTTCTATCTTATACTCTAGTAGACGCATCATCTCACCGTCCGGGTGACTTTTGTGCAGCCCCAGCTTTTCGTAGATAGAAGCGTTGGACGAGCAAAGGCTTATCGTCTGCCATCTCGTGGTGTTCATACGAAGCTCGTTGGACGACGCCTTCATACGGTTCTTACCCCGCCCTTGGCTCATGTTGTACGACATCTCTGACAACCCTGCCCCTGTCATGTTGGTGATTTCATCCACGCAGAACGGCAGGTTGTTGAAGACGCCAAGCTGCTGCGTCTTAGCGTTGGCAGTGTCCCCCTTGATTGCACATAAGTCCTTGGGGTGGCCGTATATGCTGTTCGTTGCGTGGAGCAGGGTGGTCTTACCTGTACCTGATGTGGGGTGGATGACGTTTATGATTGCACCCGACTGCCCTGTAAACTTGAAGAGCGGTGCCCCGAACGCAGTCAGCACTGCGAACGCATGCGGCTCTAACCCCGGACGTCCGAATAGGTTAATGACTTCCTGCCATTTCTCATAGGAACCTGCTGTGTGTAGGTGGTCAGCCCACTCCCGTGTTGTTGATGATGGCGGACTATGAAATATACCGTCGAAGCAAATCTCACGGTCCCCGATGATAAACTTGGTGTCGTTATCAGCCCAGCCAAACTGCATACGCATAAGCTCTGCTTTCCTTTTATATTGTATCGCCTTGAGTGACATGGTTATGAACAAGATGAGCTGCTTGAACTGCTTTTCGGTGGCAGCTACGCCCTTACTTGCCAGCACCTTGCGAAGCTCTGACCCATCCCCAACCGCTTGTTTCTGCGTGATGATGAACTCGCGCACACCTTCTTTCGGTAGGTGCAGCCGCATGACTAAGACGTCGCCCTCTTTGGGGTCAGTCATCGTCTTCACGAGATATAGGTCGTGCTCATAGACGAGAGTAGCCACCTCCTCGTCTTTTTCGGGCTTTATGTAGATGCCGCCCTTCTTGCCCCGTGTGAACGGAAACGGATATTCGGGTATACGGTAGTCGATGGGCACATCGTCTTCACCCGTGTCAGGGACGACATAGTTTCCGTCCTCTGTCTCGGTCTCCGCTACTTCCCTGCCCAACACGATAGGGTTCTTAACCTTACCCAAGTAGGGACAGCCATAACAGCCCCCGGGATTATTGCGCTCAAAGGTCGCACAGTTATGTGGCCCCGTGATGTGCTTGGTCTTCTCCAACGCCCGAACTGGGTCGTAATCCGGATGCCCGTGGGACATCTTCTGTATCGCAGTGTCCCTATCCACACAGAACTTGGCGATTGACAACGCGTCAAACCACCGGACTTCCGTTAGCGAAGCTCGTTCCTCGTAGGCGGATAGCAACTGCTGACAGCCGTCACCCTTCACGCTGCGCCGCATTATCTTGGAGAAACGGGATATGTTATTATCCTGTAGCTTCTCGGCGATGTTGCTCTTGCGCCGCTCAGGCACAACCATTTCGCGTGGGGCTTCAACCCCAAGAGCCGTACGGAACTCTTCGAACTCTACCGGAGCAGCGTCAGAAATCACCGTCACCTGCTTGGGTGGGTCATCCTTAAAATTGAATGTGCCCGGTATACGCAGGATGCGCGCTACCTCGAACACTGCTGGGTCTACATAAAAGTTGTGCGTAACGCATAGTGCGGAAAGCCTATTAGCTACGGGTTCCCACTCTTGGCGGGTTATGTCTTGGGTCAGTGGCCAGTATGCGTGTATACCGCGTCCCGAATTAACGACGAGCGGCTTTGGTAACCCAACCGTTTTGCAGAACTGCCGAAGTGCGGCTATCCCTGCGTCTTGGTCGATGTAACCGTCTGGCCTCCCTGTCTTCTCGCTGACCACAGCCTTCGTAGGGCCGCAGTCAATATCCACCCAGAACGAACGGAGAGCTTTGACGTTCTCCTTTTGCCTGTTTTGCCCCGTCTCATATTTGGCGACACCGAAGAATACGTTGCGACCTTCCGCAACATACTTCTCTGTAAGCGTGTCTACCTCTTCCCTAGTAGCTACAAGTTTCTGCCTTACGTCACGTTCACCCTTGATACCGAGTACGGCAAACCAGCCATCAGCTGGCTGCACGATACTCAAAAGGTCTACGTGATTCATTGTATAGTCCACTATCGCAGGAAACACCTGCAGGTTGATATCTTTTGCTGAAAATCAAGACTTAGTAGTCTCGCCGAGGTCGTCCAGCCACGTTAGCATCCTATCAAGATGCTGCGCATGTGGATTAGTCTCTCCGCAGAACCACTGGTATATCGTCTGACGGGTAACCCCTAGGGTACGAGCGGCCTCTTGGACCGAGATATCCCGGTCCAAGCAAACACGCCCAAGTTTTACACCTAGTAAGTTACAGTCAGCGTTCCTGATGGCATCAGCTACTTTGATTGTGTAGCCTTGCGACATGCCTCAGTCCTCCGCCCACTCGCCGAGCAAGTCCGAGAGACCTTTGTCTTCTACGGGAGCATCGACAACAGCAGGTTTCTTAGAGACGCGCTTTACCGGCTCCGCTGCTTCTTCCTCTTCCGGCTCGTCAAACAACGTAGCCTTAGGAGCTTCGATAGCCTTTACTGGCTGCGCCTTGGCACCATCAACTTCGGATGTCGTAAGCTGGATGTAACGCTGGGCTTCGCCGCTGGCAAAGGCAGCATCAACGAGGTCGGCTTCGTCCTGTGTCAGATGGCGCACTGCCTTGAACTTAAGGGTCAGCGTGTCAGCGTCGAGGTCATACATAACCTTGGTCACCACCGTGTCCGGTGCTTCGCCGTTGGCCTTAAGGTAGTTGCAGTAGCTCTCGAACGGATGCTCGTTGCCGACACCCTTACCGAATAGCGACTTAGCAGCAAAGCTCATCTGGTAGATGTCACCAGTTGGGTCACCCTCAACCAACACCGCGATGCGGCGCTTGAAGCGGCAAGCCTTACCACGGCCCTTGGCACCAGAACCGTCGATGTTCATACTGCATGTGGCGCAGCCGGAACCCTGACGATTAGGAGCCTTAGCATCTGGAGTGCGGCCATCAGCAGACCAGCAATCAGGCAATGAAGCTTTACCCTCTGGGTCGTAGTCAGACGCATAAAACTCACGGGACACGTCCTTGAGCATGTCAACGACGATGATGTTAATCTCATGCGGTACGGCCTTACCAATCTGCTCACCGTTGACGACACGCTTAAAGGTGCCGTTGGTGTTGGTGGCAATACGGCGTAGGCTTGTACCAGAACCGATTTTGTCCGCCAGCCGCGACTCGCGTTTGACGGTTGGTAGGCTGCTTTGGTCTTCAAAAATTGTGATATTGCTCATGTTGTCTCTCACTTGTTAGTCGGTTTACGTACAGTGATAGCGTACTTGCTATCAATCTGTAAGCCAGCAGGATGCTGTTCGGGGTTTTCTTCGAGGAACTGCTTCATATTCCCGTTGTGGATACGCTGCTCTAAGAGAAACGGGGCGTCGTGTTCCTTGATGAAATTGTACATGGTAGACCAGTCCGTGGTCCAGTAACGGGATTTAACCCGCCGTGTCACGGTGCCTTCCGCAGTGCGGAGGCTGTCTAGGTTCTGGTCATTGCATATCTTGAGTAGCTTGTCGGATACCATCTCAAGCTTGCCCTTTAGGACCTCGACCTCTTTTGCATGGGCTGCTTCAAGGTCTTCGATAGCTGAACGGATGCGACGATAAACTGCTACCAGCTTATCAGCTGGGATTACTTCTTCTTCCATGTTTTGCTCCTTATGGTTGGCCCTCTGCTATGGACCACTTACTATACAGTGTCAAGGGTTACTTAACACATCCCTGTATAAATCTATGATACGCTCGTGATTGTTGATGTTGCCACGCAGCATCGAGTATAACCTCCCCTCGACCTCACTACCTCGTATGTGCACAATAGTCATAGCGTTTTTCTGCCCGGGACGATTGATACGGGCGTTCGCCTGTAGATAAGTTTCCACCGACGTCACTGGGGCGTACCAGATTATTGTGTCTGCTGCCGTAAGCGTAAGCCCGTGCGATGCAGCCTGTGGCTGGATGAGCAGCACATGGGGGTTCTTCTTGGTCTGGAACTCGGTGACGATGTCGGTGCGCTTATTGACCGGAACCTTGCCGTTGATGACATCGCACGTGATGCCTTCCTTCTCCAGCTTGGCCTTTAGCAACTCGATAGTGTGCGTGAACGGCACAAAGACCAGCACCTTGCTCGTAGCCTCGGATATGACTTCCAACACAGCGTTCAAGCGGGTGGACACATCGAACTCTATGACCTCGCCAGTGTCCGAATACACCGCACCTCCGCTTATCTGGAGTAGCTTGTTAATCTTAACCGCTGCGTTCACTGCGCTGACCTCTTCACCCGCTGCCTCAAGCAGCATCTCGGTCTTAAGCTGCTTGTAATATTTGGCTTGCTGCACGGTGAGCGGCGCTTCGCGGTCCAGATAAGTTACATCCGGCAGGTCGAGGCAATCTTTCTTCTCGAACCGAATTGCTGGCTGTAGCATCTTATGCACATAAGCATCCGACCCGGGCTTAGGTGCCCACTTAAACTTCGTCACCGGATACATCGTCTCGGCACGGAAGTGGCTGTAGTAATTGGGGCAGTTGCGCGGGTTAACTAGCTTGGCCAGCCCGTAGGCGTCTAACGGTGATTGTGCTGCTGGCGTACCAGTAAGCATCCACAGTCGGGGTGTAGTTGCCTTGACAATCTCGTTCAGTATCTTCCAGCGGTTGGTCTGCACATTCTTATATGCGTTCGCTTCGTCCACCACGATAAGGTCGAACCCGCCATTGATGATGTCGTCCTTGATGATAGCCAGCCCATCAAAGTTAACGATGACGAACTCTGCGCCAGCGGCGACAACTTTCTTGCGGGTCTTAGCGTCACCATGTGCCACGCCGCACGAGCGGTGCATAGCGAACTTGAACAAGTCCTGCTGCCATGCTGACTTCATAATTGACAGGGGGCACAGCACCAACACACGCTTAATCTCGTTGCGCTTCATCAGGTAGTCTGCTGCCCAGATGACTGACGCTGTCTTACCTGTACCCTGCTCGTTGAAGCAGAAGGCGCGGTCGTATAATGTCAAGAAGGACGCTGTTGTTTTCTGGTGCTCAAACGGAGTGAGCTTCCCAGTCCATGCGTA